CAATTACCTTACCATCTTTTCCAGGAATATAAGATACATGAGCTTGACCAATAAAAGGTAAATGATGATGGGAACAAAAAGAATTAACTTTAATGTTACCTTGAAATACTAACCCATCATACTTATCAACATTATCAAATGCTGTGATCTTAGGAGGGGAGCTATAACAACCTTCCGCTAAATCGTTCACAAAAGCTTTCGCTACTCTTCGAGGAGTATCAGCGCTATTAGGATCATTTCGCCAATCAAACCCTAAAGCATCCATATACTTCTCATATGCAGCTGCAGCTTTTTCAATAATTGCCTCTTTTTCGTCTTCCGTTCGGGGTAAGTTACCGTTTGCATATTGCAGTAATTCACTCATGCGACTATTATATGAAAATTTTTATTAAGTTCAACACTTGATTTCGGTTTAGATATCGTTATAATAGTCGTATGTTTAGTAGTACTAAGATAATTGAACTTGGGAGTTGTGCATTTCGGCAACCTCAAGCAACATCGCATTGTCGATTCGTGCACGGATATCGTTTGATTGGTAAGTTTTGGTTTGGTGCTAATGAATTAGATGAGAATAATTGGGTTGTAGATTTTGGAGGTCTAAAAGATCTAAAGAAGAAATTAGAAGAGCATTTTGATCATACAACTGTTATCGCTGATAATGATCCTGCTCTAGAGTCGTTTCGAAAACTGCATGATGAAGGTATTGTAGATTTGCGCGTTATGCATGGTGGTGTTGGTATTGAGAAATTTGCAGAACATTGTTTTAAAGTAGCAGATAAGCACGTTAAAGATCTTACTAATAAAAGATGCTTTTGCTCTAAAGTAGAAGTTTTCGAGCATGAGAAGAACTCTGCTATTTATGAAGACAAATATAATGTTATGTCTTGGGCTAATAATGAAAACGCAAAAATAAACAAAGGACTCTAATATGGGTAAAGGTAGTAAACGCCGAAAAGAAAATACTAGCAAAATCAACGACAACTGGGATAATATTGATTGGGGTAAGCCTAAGAAAGAAGAGGTTAAACCTGAGACAAGAGACATTAAGGACATATATTTAAATGACAGAACTTTATAAAGAGGACTTAAGCGCGAAAACGTTACTTTTATCTGACGACAAAGTATTCTATACTGTAGAAGGCGAAGGTGAATATGTAGGATACCCGTCTGTATTCATGAGATTATCAATGTGTAATCTTACATGTAAAGGCTTTGCATCCGCTGATTCTCCTCATGGTTGTGATAGCTTTATTTCTTGGAGTGTTAGGAACAAAATTACTAACGCAGATCTATTGCAGCACTTAGAGCAAGAAGGTTTTCAAGATCATTTATATAATGGCGCTATTTGGAAGATTACTGGTGGTGAGCCGTTAGTACAACAACCTGCACTTCTTAGATTCTTGTCTCATATGGAAGTAGAGTGGGGTTGGTTACCTAGAATTGATTTTGAAACTAACGCTACGATTATGCCAGATAAAGAATGGGTTAGAGTAGGTGCAACATTTACTACTTCTCCTAAGCTTAGTAATAATGGGGACCCTGAGGATAGAAGATATAAACCTCAAGTATTGGAATGGCATGCTAATCAAGGTTCTGGCTTCAAGTTTGTTATAGATAAAGAGTCAGATTTAGATGAAGTATTAGAAAGATATGTAGATAAGTTTGATATACCTAGCGGCAGGGTTTGGTTAATGCCTTGTGCTGGTAGTCGAGCTGAGCATATTGAGAAGGCTCCTATGGTAGCAGAGTTAGCTAAAAAGTATCGCTTTAATTTTAGTCCTAGACTACATTTACTTGTGTGGGACATGGCGTTGAAGGTATGAAAATCGTTGCTACTAACGGTTGTTTTGATATTATACATGCTGGGCATGTTCAATATTTAAATGAAGCTAGGTCATTAGGAGATAAGCTTATTGTTGGTCTAAACTCTGATAACAGCGTCAGACAACTTAAAGGAGAAGATAGACCATATAATACTGAACAAAATCGCGCAGAGGTTCTTCTCGCATTAGAGAGTGTAGATCAAGTTATTATATTTGATAGTATTGATTGTCGTGGTTTCTTAGAAAGGGTACGTCCTGACATATATGTTAAAGGTGGAGATTATACTATAGATACTCTACCTGAATGTGAGAGAGAGACTATTCTTAGTTGTTGCAAAGAAGTAAGAATTCTTAAAAAATACGATAGTCTTTCTACATCTCAAATTATTGAAAAATTACGATTAACAGATAAATAGAAGTATGAGGATTGCAATCAGCGGTACATCTTGTCAAGGTAAGTCGACTTTAGTTAAAGATTTCTTAGAGCAATGGCCAAGCTATACTACTCCAGAAAAGACTTATAGAGATATTATCGCTGAAAATAATTTAGAACACTCTTCTAAAACAAATAAAGAAACTCAGCGTAAAATCCTAGACTTTCAGATTGAAGAACAACAGAAATACCGCAACGGAGACAATGTTCTTTTTGATCGTTGTCCTTTGGATAATTTAGTTTATAGTATGTGGGCATGTGAACAAGAAGGTAATGATATTGACGAAGAGTTTGTTAGTTCGTGTTTGCCTTTAGTTCGAGAGAGTTTTAGAAACTTAGATATTATCTTTTTTGTACCTATAACTAAAGCGGCTCCTATTGATATAGTCGAAGACGGTGTAAGGGATACTAATCAAAAAATAATTGAAGAAATTGACTATATTTTTAAAGCTGTACACAGAGACCACGAACATAACCCTAAAACAAATATCTTTGTAGTTGATGACAAACCAGCTATTATCGAAGTGTTTGGTGGTCGCAGAGAGAGAATAGAGATAATTAAATTATATATTGACGCAGAAGGAGATGCACTCCAGCCTGGTAATCTTATAGATGAAGATACTCTACAAGAAATGGAAAAGATGAACGACTTATGGGATAAAGTCGATCCAGAAGAGGGTTCTGTACTCAAAAAAGAAATAGAAAAGTACAAAGACAAGCACAAACGATTAAATACTTAAATGAAAGAGTATGATAAGGTTTGTGAGAAATATATGATTAAAAAGGTTCGTTCTTTTTATCCTCGTAAATTAGAATTATCACCAGAATTTCTCGAAGCATTTAAAGCCGAATATGCTCGTTTAGTAGAAACCGGTCAAAACAAACGTACTCTCTTAGAGAGAATGCGTAAAGCATTAACGTTTCATCTTTAATTTTTCTAATACCTTAACAATATACTTTAATATCTCTGAGCGTACGATCTCAAGTTCAGTAAACTTAAAGCCAAATAATCCAAACTCTTTAGATTCTGCAGTATTAAATGCGTTAAATATAGCTTTAAAGCCTGACTTATTACCAATATCACTTTGTTGAGTATCCCCAACTACAATATACTTAGAATTCTCTCCGAATCTAGTTAAAATTGTAGTTAATTCCTCTCTAGTTAAATTTTGAGACTCGTCTATAATAACGCATGCGTTTTTAAACGTTAAACCTCTTGTATAATTAACAGGTACACACTTTACATACCCTTCAGCCATTAAATTGTTTATAGTTGGCTTGTCTAATAGTTCATTAAGCTTTTCTAAAAGAGGTAAACTCCACGGAAGAAACTTCTCCTCTACCTCTCCTGGGAGAGAACCCATACTCTTAGAAGCTGATTCTACAACACTACGTATATATACAATTTCTTCTATTTTTTGAGTACGTAATAATTGTAAAGCTACAAAAACAGCTAGATAAGTTTTAGCTGAACCTGCAGGACCGTCAATCATACACATTTTACAGGCTTCTTTAAAACATATATCTAGAAATTCATCGTGTGCTTGAGTTAGTGTGTACTTTTGAGAAATATTAAAACTTAAAAATGTATTTTTTTCAATACTCTCTGCAATTTCGGTATCGTTTATTTTTGTCTTTTTTGAAATTTTTCTAGCACCAACCTGCTGTGTTTTAGACATAGGCGTAACCTTTCCTTTTCTTGCCATATATTAATATTTATTTGATTTTTTCAATTATACTACTAAAATATATATGATGAGAATATTGCTCGCGTGTTTATCTTATAGAGAGTTTACTGGGTCAGAGATATATTTTTATGAATTAGGTACTGCTTTGAGAGACGCTGGGCATGATGTGTCTATATACTCCCAATTTGCTAATGGTCCATTAGTAAATAAAACTACAGATATTTCTTTCCCTACAAAAGATATAATTACTAAAGAAAACTATGACTTACTTATATTTTCTCATGGTAGAATTATATGGGAATATATTAAGGACGTGAAAGCTAAAAAAGTTATTAACGTCATACACTCTGAGGTTATAGATTTAGAGCAACCAGTAATAAATGATAAGATCGACTTATATGTAGGTATAAGGCCTTCTATAGTAGATTATGTAAATTCTTTCGATATTAATAAACCAGTAAAATTAATTTACAACCCGTTTGATTTAAAGCGGTTCAACCCTAAAAATTGTAAAAAGAAAAACAAAAATAAAGAAAAGGTAGTATTATTTCCAGGTAGTCTAGATTATCTACGCTATCAGCCATTAAGGTACTTATTAGATTTATCTGTCAAACAGAATTTCAAAGTACTACATGTTGGAAGGAACGATTACAGTACTGTGCATCCAAATTTTGCGACTCAAGAGCCTCGGTGGGATGTAGAAACTCTTTACAAAGAGTGTGATATTGTTTCTGGTATATTTTTAGGTCGTACTTCTATAGAAGGTTTGTTAGCTGGTAAGCGAGTTTTACAGTTCGATGTCGATAAAACAGGTAAAATCAAAAAGGTGTATTGGCACACTGAAAAGGATTTAGATAAATTTAATAAAAATAAAGTTGCTTTAGAATTTATAAATGAAATTTGACGAATTTTTAAATGAGTACTTTGATCAGATATATGTTATTAATCTAGATCATAGGACAGATAGGCTTAATGAGGTTAATAGTTTACTCAAAAAGTACAATATTAACTTCAAAAGACAATCAGGTGTTTTCTTAAAAGAAAAATATACCGACGTCCTTAATAATACTACTAATACTTCTAGCTTAGGTCATTTAGGTTGTGTACTGAGTCATGTAAATTGTTGTATTGATGCTATAAAAAATAATTACGATAAGATTTTAGTATTAGAAGATGATATTAACTTCATACCAGAACATATTGATTCTATTAACTATAATAAGTTGCTTAATGAAGTGAATAATATTGACTGGGGCTTGTTTTACTTAGGCGGTACATATAACGACAAACTACAAAAAGTGTCTACTTACTTAGACAGACCGACAGGCCCTGTATTAGGTACACAAAGCGTTGGTTATAGTAGGGAGGTTTTTGAAAAAATCGGAAAAAAAATACCGAGTGACCCAGAGTATTACGTAAAAGATAATCGCCTGGAGAGAGTTTTACCTATAGATGTAATTTACAGTCGTATTTTTGCTCGTGAGCGATGTATAGCGATAAACCCTATAGTTTGTGTACAAAATACTTCTATTAGTGACATTGTACCACCTGAATTAATGGTAGATAATACAGAGTATCAATTAAGTAGGTGGAATCGAAATAAATCGAGACATTATGATCAAATTCTACTTCCCTAGATGGTTTTTTCCTGATAATTTAGGGGATAGTATAATATCTACTTTTATACCCAAATTACTTAAAACACATTATAATGATACAGTTGAGGTTATTACTTATGGGGCTAATTTAATAGAATGCTTTAACAACAACCCAGACGTACATAATGTCCGAGAACCATTTGCAGAAGAAATAAGAAATATAGATACGTGGAGATCGTCAAAATTAGTTGATAGGAGCCTATCCGTTTATCCAGAATGGCATCCAAACACCTTCTCTATGTGGTCGGCTAACTTTGATTTATTTTATAATCACCCAACTTTAAATATTATTACCCTTTCGTATTTATTGCAACTAGGTTTAGAAGAATATGCTTTCAAAAACTATGATCTCTTGCCGTGTGTTCCGACTAACAATAAAATACCTAAGCTGTCAAAAAAAATTAATATAGCTATAGTACCGGAAGATAAAAAAGGAGGCAGACTAGCGCCTCATCCTGGTTGTGACGGAATAGGTTATAGGCTCAATGGTGTTAATGGTTTAAAAAACTGGAAAAAAATTGTTTCTTCAATAAAAGATGAAATTGATTGTACGGTGTATGAATTTTCCCCTAAATCTTTGAATATAGGAGATGTGCATATACCTCATATTAAATCTTATATTGATTTAGCAACATTTTGTAAAGGGTTTGACTGTGCGATATTATCCGACGGAGGTTTACATCACATTTTTAATTCTCAAAAAGTACCTGTTTATTTGCTTGGTACTCAAAAAATAAATAAACCATATTTCTTTAAATTGAGTAACGGATATTTTGATGAAGAACTATACAATGTTTGTTTTTCTAGATGTTTCAATACTATTAAAACAATTTCAGGATGGCCAGATTTAACTTCCTGTTGTAATTATTCTTGTGAAAAGATCTCACCTGAAAAAATTACTAATTCGTTTCTTGAGTTTTTCCGTACAAATTTAATTTGATTAATTTTAGTATATAATATATAATAATATGTGTAGATTATTAGAATGAAGACAGCAATATTTAATTTACAAATTGGACCATCTAGACCGCATTGGGATATGTGTCTAAAAACCCAGCACGCTTACTGTAAAAAATATGGTATAGACCATTATATTTCAAAAAAACCATTTATTAGATATAAGTGGTGTGCACCTCATGGTCAAATATATTTTGAAAAAATGCAATGCTTGTCTCTTTTTGATAAGGGTTATGATCAAGTACTTATGTTGGATTGTGATGTTTTAGTCACCCCAGAGGCTGAAAATATATTTGAAGTATATTCTGATGTTAATAATATTTACGCATATGATGAGAGTCAGATAGTAGGTATAAGAGGCAAAACATTATATGGAGAAGAAGAAGATATAATGGATAGGGACCCATACATAAAGCGTATACTTAATTCTGTCGAAACTCCGTTTAAATGGCAAAAGAATAATAAAAATAAATATCGCTTTTATAATACAGGGGTCTTTATTTTTGGAAAAAACTCAGCTCATATATTTACTAATAGTGAAACGTTTGACTCTCTTGTTCATACTAAAAATATATATGATTTTTGGGAACAAACATATATAAGTTCTATTATACAAAAATACAACGTACCTAACGAATCTATAGACTATTCCTTCAATAGAATAAATTTAGGGGGTAGAGATGAAAACAACGAAAGATATAAAGCTAATTTCATACATTATGCAGGTCCTTGTTTATATAATATTCCTGCACCGCATGAGTTCACTGAAGAGAGGAGAGTACATGCAATAGTGAAAGATTATAATTTTTTATATGACTAATAAAGAAAAAAACATTTTATACAGTAGGTGGATTAATTACATTAGTACGAAATTAATGCCTATATTGCCTCAGAATACTATTGAGGGAAATATCTACACCAAACATCTTATAAAAGAACCTGATCCGTTTCATCGAAGTAAACAAATCAATTTTTTTAATTTATTCGAAAAATATAGATTCAATAATATTTTAGAAATAGGTTTTAACGCTGGTTTTTCGAGTGTTATGATGTCTATTCTCGAATCAGAAGCAAAAATTACTGGAGTAGATATATGTACAAATAATTATGTAGAGGGTTGTTTTAATATAATTCGTAGAGATTTTAATAATATTAATTTATTAAAAGGAGATTCAACTACAATATTACCCTTACTGAAGCAGTCTTCCCAAAAATTCGACTTAATCCATATTGACGGGTGTCATTTGGCAGATGTAGCGCGGATAGATTTAGAAAATTCTCTCGAAATGCTTACTGACGACGGTATAATAGTTTTTGATGATACTAATAATCCTGATCTGTCTAATTTATGTAATGAATTTATTAATAATAAGAAAATTATTAAATTAAATTTTGAGAAAAAGGTTATTGACTCGAAAATATCCGATCATGATTTTTTTACTAAACCTAATTTTTTTAAG